CCCAATTCAAGACTCAAAATTTTGGGGGGGATTTTTCAGCGATATCGGTTCAAGAATATTTCGGTAGAATACGAACATTCTTGTCCTACAACAACTGCAGGTCAATTTCTTCATTATATAGATTATGACCCTTCAGACTCTTATTCACCAGTTGATGGAAGCTTCGCCGCTGTGCAAATAGCCTCGGCGCATAAAGGAGCTGTCCCTTTTGGTGTTTATGAAAATCGGAAGTGTTTTTTTCGACATGATGACCCGCAGGAAGCGTTGTACGTTCAGCAGACTGGAGAGATACGTTTGTTTACACAAGGAAAATATCATTTATTTTGCGTAACTCCACCGCCAGTAAATACGTCAGCTGGGGTTCTTTACCTCAAGTATGACATAGAGTTGTTTCAGATGGCTCTTACTGGTCCAGATGCTGATACCGATACAGGTGCCAGTGTTCAACAAAACTACGCTTCAATACCTTCTTTGACCTATGCTGGAGGTAGCGTACATGGATATGCCTTTGGGGCTGCAATTTGGAATCAATATCCAAATCATGGAGCAGGTACTGTTGTTATTAATGAAGATGCAACAGAGGATAACTATATACCTGGAGGTAATCCTAGTTTTAATTGGCAAGGTGCTTGGGTAGATACAGGACCCACGATACCAGGTGTTATGCGCTTTCCACGATTAGGTCGATGGAGAGTTAGTATGGGATGGCAATGTGCAAGCATGCCAAATATTACTTCGACAAATATAATAAGTTCAACCCCAACGTCAGGCATAACCCCAGTAGTGACAGCCCTTTTGCGATCACCCGTCACTTCAGTTGTTGGAGCAAATTTCTTGACAGTAGCAAACCTAGTGTTTGATGTGACAAGTAACGACAACTCGTGGGGGCTTTTGCAACAGTTGGTTGGTGTAGCTGTGATCAGCAATTGCTGGTTCACAGCCACTCACTACATTCCGTTCTCAGCGACTTTAACTAATGAAAGCTTATTCGATAAGTTGCGTATGGGAACAATCTCCTATGAAGATTGGCAAGAGAAATTGCGAAAAAAAGACCATGTAACTGGTCCGCATATTTCCAAATATTTGGTTCCTTGGGCACCAAATATACCACTCATAGAGAGTGAAAAAGAGAGGAAGCTCTCAATTAAGCGAATACTAGACGGGCATGAAGTCCCTCCTTCAAAAGAAACGAAGGAAGTAATCCACGAAAAGCGTGGTTTTACGGATTCTCAAAGTGAATCCAGACCTCACTGGCTTTTAGCTAGTGAAGGACATGCGCCCCAGCGTTCAGTAGAAGAATGTTATAAAAGATATTTAGAATTGAAAGAACGGCTGGAGAAAAATACGCATAGTCCACCCGGCGAAACCGATAGTGATGATGAAGATTCAATTATTGAGGAAGCTGGGAATACGTATCGTGAACTGAAAGCTGATAGGCGCAGAAGACGAGAAGAAAAGAAGGAAGAAGAGCAAACACAGAATAAATACGAACATTTTGGTAGTTTTCCTTACATAACTGAAAGCCCAATAGTTG